GCCGGACATCATCAGCAACCGCTACGAGATCTTCAGTCCGTTTTTGTGCAAGATCATCTACGATCTCGTCAATGGCACGATCGATCAGACTCCGCTCAAGTCGTTCTATAACGACGCGGCCGTACGCGCGATCTGCCAACCGTATGAGTATCTCCTCGCGTTCGATCCCACGCAAACGGCCAACCAGCCGGACTCGCGCTTTGTGGTGATTCGTCCGCACAACTTGAATGTGCCGATTAGCCTGAACATGTACTGCTTTAATTTCCTGAACCGGGTGATGGGCTTGTACACGAATGGGCTGGTTAGTCTTACTGGCCTCGTGACCATCTCGGCGTTGGGTGCTCCCCAAGGCACAGGCGGCACGGTGGGTTCCGTTTAACTGGAGCAGGATAAATGACAGCAACGGTGAATTTGCCGACTGGCACCGATGGTGGCGTGCCGACCCTCGGGTCCGCCATCAACAACGGGATGTTCCATATCTGGTCGCTCTACGAGATCTATCGTGGTCAAGCGGGCCTGAATATGTTCATCCCTCGCGTGAATGACTACGTCGTCGATAATCTCGGAGCCAATGACTGGTTCCGGGTGACGGCCGTCGATCCGACGACTTACATCCCGACACTCGTGCCGCTCACCACGGCCCCGAATGCAGTGATGAGCGCAGGCGATCTGCTCCAAGGTGTGGGTCCTGGCACGCTCGCCGACACGTTCCGTGTGTACCTGGATCAGAGCGTGATTCCGTACGTCTTCGCGGTTGACCAAGCGTGCTTCTTCCCGGGACCGGACGTGGTCGCGGTGAAGATCTTCACGGGTTCGGATTTCTCGAACAACAACAACTGCGTGAGCGCGCTCTACGACCAGAGCGGTCGTCTCATCAGTCAAGCGATTCCGACGGTGCCGCAGCAGGTCACGTACCCGAACGGTATGGTCGGTCAAGCCATGACAGTGCCCGTGTGCTACACGAACCAGCAGCTGCCCGATGGCACGCCAGTCACGCTCATCGCGTACTCGGCTGAAGGCGCGGTGGTCTCCAAACGGCAACTCTTGGTGGAGAACACGCAGTTCATTCGCAGCGCGGATTCGGGCGTGAAGTACGTGACGAGCATTCAGCTCTCGAGCCCGTTCCTCTCGCAGACGGACCCCAATCTTATCCAGTTCCCCGTCAACGTTTTGACGAGCGGGTTGAACTTGATGGGTATCGTGAATTACAGCGATGGTTCCTCGATCGAGCTGCCGGTCGATGGCACGAAGTTCCAGATCCTGGGCTTCGATTCGTTTGTCTCCTCGATCGTCGGTCAGCAGTTCAAGGTGATTCTGAAATACAACCTCTCCCCGGACGAGGCAGTGTATCAGGCCGATGACCAGAGCAACCAAAACTTCATCACGGAAATCTACACCTGCGTGACGACGAACAACGACGGCGCTTACACGCTCAAGCTGTACGCGTTCCCGGTGTGGATCAACGCGATCTCGGGCTACCGGCTGGAATGGTACTTGTACGATCTGGACCGTAGCGATTTCTGGGACGTGACAAGCAAGGTGACGTTCAGCCCGACGAGCCCGGCCTTCCAGCCGCTTGTCTACGGGTCACTGCAGAACATCACGGCAGAGCTCCAGCTCAATAGCGTGGATAGCAGCTTCACGAACTACATCTTCACGCAAACGGTTGGTATCACGCTCTTGCAGCGTGGCGACCAAGTCAATCCGTGGCAGGTGCAATTCACCCCGGGTCAGCAACCGCCGTATGGTCCGGGTACCTTGGCTGCCGTCCAAGAGATCCAAGCCAACCAGTGGACGATCAATCTGGGCAGTGCCTACGCAAGCCAAGATGCTTGGCTGCAGGGCATGTACTACAACACCCAGCCGCTCACGGATCCGGATCAAGAAGCAGCGATCCCGGTGCCGAACTACTTCGCCATCCAGCTGCCCGATGGCACGCAGATGGAGTGTCCGCTCTCGCAGTGGAACAGCACCCTCTCCACGGGTGTCTCGCTCTCGGGCGTGACGACCCTTTTCGTGACGTTCTTCCTGCGAACGAGCACGAACGATCTGGAACTGTCGGTTGCCGGCGTTCCCGTTCAGATCACCAACATGACGAACTGATCCGTCTCGCGTCTGACTCGCCTTCCTTTGGGAGGGCGGGTTGGACGATGGATGGATTGAACGATAACAGGTATCAGAAATGATTCTCTTTGCTGAAGATTGGTATAAATATCCGAATGCGATTATTGACACCAAGACGTCAAATCGCAGCTATGTCCACCTCGCCGGTCTGTACCGCAAGATGGGCGTGAAGAACGATGCGTTTGTGCTGGCCCTTTTGAACCCGGCATTGCAAGGCATGGATCCGTTTGATCCGAGCCTGAGCCTTCATGAACTGGGGATGATTGCGATCGAGTGCGCAACCAACCCGTTCTACTTCATGCGTGAAGTCGCGCGCGTGCCGCCGCAGTCGGGTGGACAGGCCGTACCCTTTGAAGGTAACCGTGGTAACGTGGCGCTCTTTTGGTGCTTCTTTAACCACGTGATGACGTTCCTCATCCAGATCCGTCAGACCGGTAAGTCACTCTCCACCGATGAACTGATGACGCTGCTCTTGAACTTCATGTGTCGCTCAACGGAAATCAACCTGTTAACGAAGGACGAGACGCTGCGCAAGACCAACATCGACCGCTTGAAGAAGTGTATCGATGAACTGCCGCCGGGTCTTGTGCAGCGTAACCCGAAGGTCGACACGAATAACACCGAGACGATCACGGTCAACTCGATGGGCAACATCTACAAGACGCATGTGCCGCAAGCGTCGGAAAAGGGTGCCTACAAGTTGGGTCGTGGTTTGACCTCTGCCATCATGCACATCGACGAAGGCCCATTCCAGCCGAACGTCAAGATCGCAGTGGGTTCGGCACTGGGTGCAACCGGTGCAGCTGTGGACCGGGCGAAAGCTTCGGGTGCGCCGTACGGGACGATCTTCACGACAACGGCTGGCCGGATCGACGATAAGGACGGCTCCTTCATTTACGGTCTCTTGCAAGAAGCCGCGGTGTGGACCGAGAAGTTCTACGATGCGAAAGATCGTGAAGAACTCGAAGCGATGATCCGGAAAGCCAGTCGCGGTAAGGGCGGTGGCGTCTACCGGGTGAACATCACGCTGAACCACCGACAGCTCGGTAAGACCGACGAGTGGCTGCGCCAGAAGCTGGAAGAGTCGACCGCATCAGGGGACGATGCAAACCGAGACTTCTTTAACATGTGGACCTCGGGCTCGCTCACCAACCCGATTCCCATCTCGATCTTGAACGCGATCTCCAAGAGCGTGAAGGATGTGAAATACACGGAGATCAGCCCCGAAGGCTACATCACCCGCTGGTACATCGAAGAGCATGAGATCGAAACGCGCATGCGTAGCGGTCGCTATGTGGTGGGGATGGATACGTCGGAAGCCAGCGGCGGCGACGATATCTCGCTCGTGTTGCTGGACGTGGAAACGCTGGAAGTGGTCGCTGGTGGTACGTACAACGAAACCAACCTGATCACGTTCTGTAACTGGGCGTGCTCGTGGGTGACGCGCTGGGACACGACGACGATGATTATCGAGCGTCGTAGTACTGGCGGGATGTTGATGGACTACCTCTTGCTGATGCTGCCACCGAAGGGTATCGATCCGTTCAAGCGGATTTACAACCGCTGTGTGCAGGAGTACGATGAAGTGCCGGAGCGCTTCAAAGAGATCCAGGTACCGATGGGGCGTCGTCCGCAAGACATCTACGTGCGCCACAAGAAGACGTTTGGTTTCTCGACCTCGGGTGGTCTGGGTCAGAATTCGCGTACAGAACTCTACTCGACGACGCTGCAACTCGCAGCCAAACGGGCTTGTAACTTCGTTTACGACAAACCGCTTATCGACCAGATCACGCAGCTCATCAACAAGAACGGCCGCATCGATCACCCGGATGGGGGTCACGATGACATGGTCATTGGCTGGTTGCTCTGTAACTGGCTCATCACGAAGGGCAAGCAGTTGGCCTTCTATGGCATCGATCAGCGTCGCATTGGCGCAGGTATTTCCACGGAAGCCAGCGCCGAATATGTACGGGATGTGATGTTCCGCAAAGAGCAAGATGACCTGCGTGAGAAGATGGAGCAGCTCATGATCCAGCTCTCGCGTGAAGAGGATGAATGGATCATGGCGCGTCTGGAACACCAGATGAAGATTCTCGATCGCCAGATCATCCGTGATGAGGGTGAGATGTTCTCGCTCGACCAGCTCATTAACAAGGCGCGCGAGATGCGCCGTGAGCGAGTGCAGAACAACACACGCCGGGGTGGGATTAAGACCGGTGCGCCGTTGTACGGCAATGTATCGCATAGCTTCACTGACCTGCCGCTGGTTCCGCAAAAGAAGTACGGAGTGGGACCGCAGCTCGGTTATGGTCGCTTGATTCGCTAACGGCATAAGGGCCCGGGGTGACCCGGGCCTCTATGCTGCAAGCTTTACCACCACTTGCGTGGCGCTGCCCGGCGATCCATCTTGGCCAAGAGCAAATCCAGATATGCTTCGACTGCGCGCTGCTTCTGATACACTTCTCGGGTGAAGACCGTACATTCACGCGGGATGTTGACGGTAAAGTCGCCCGCATCACGCAAGCGAGGCGGTGCATCCGGTGGCACCACAGCGCTCATCGAATACACTGCCATGCGCTTAGCAGGCATCCACCAGCGCATATACTCGCGTTTAAAGTACGTCGCCTGACAGTGAATCGTCACCTCGCTGCCGTGCACGCTAAACGCGCTTAACGACGAGACGTGATTCACAATCGACGTGTCCAGCACCACCCTCGAAGGGCCAGAGAGAAACCGGCCAATGCTGACTGCCCCTGCTACCAGAATCCCACCCAGCCCTTTTACAATTGCCATGATCCTTACCTTTCGGGATTACTTCGTGTAATACATCATGGTCATGGTGCGTGCGACAATGTAGAGCAACACTGCGGTACGCACCGACGCGATGACACTGTCGTTTTTGTTGAGGGTGGCTTTCTTCACACACCACTCCGTCTTCTCCCGCAGAGAGAAGAGGGCCGGGTCGATCGAGCGACTCGACGTGTAGACACCACGCAGGCGAGCGAGAAGCGTGGGCAGGTCCACGTGGTTCGCCACCATGGTGCGTTCTTCGGCCAGATAATCGAAGGCGTGGATCAAGACTTCATTGAGAAGCTCCTCGATCTTCTTCGCGCCCGACTGCCGATAGTTGTCCGAGATCCAGCCGAGCGTTTCGCGGAAAAGCCGCGGCGGCGTCGTGTACATCAGTTTCTCGATTACACCGAGCAACTCTTCACGGATGAAGCTTTGCTTGTCGGTCACAATCGAGTGCAGATACCGTGTGTACGCCAAGAGGTTGCGACTCTTGTCTTTCAGCACCGCTTCGCCGTCATAGTCCACAATCGAGCTCGTGGATTGGATACGCACGCCCTGATGGTGGATCGTGAGGAAGACATCGTAGATGTTCTTGATCATGTCGCGGATTCGACCTTGCGTGTCGTTCAGCAAATAGATCACTTCCAGATCGTTATCCATCTTGGCGATGGCGTTCGAGTGTAGGCCACCCGGTGCAATTAGATCCTCACTGCGGGCATTGAGCACCGCGTTCCAGGAACCCAACTGCTTGATGGCGTACTTGTTCGAGAGCGTCGCATAGGTCGCTTCCGCCGTCTCGCGATCGGCCGGGTACTTGAAGTGCCGGTACAGACGCGAGGTGAGGAACTTGTACTGGAGCACCAGCGCCACATCCATCATGCCCTGATGCTTGAGTTCCTTCGAAAGCTTGGGCGACTTCGAGATCGCATGCAGCAGCCACGCGCAGGACAGGTTCATCGTGTCCGACGACACCTTGAAGTCCTGATTCACTGTCGGGAGAGCTAAGAGCTCTTCGGTCAGATGATGCTGATCGACGTGTAAGATTTCATCGAACCACTGATCGCGGTCCATGTCCGTGAAGCGCACGACTTGCACGCCCAGCAAGTTGCCACCGAAGAACTCGATGTGATCGGGGTTCTTCTGCACCCAGCGCAGGCGATACAGACTGAGCTTCTTCACGAAGTTCGTGTCGATGACAAGGCCTCGACACGCTTCATTGAAAACGCCTTGAATGAATGCCGACATATCACCACATCCAGATGGGGGTGAACATCAGCGTGAAGAATTCTCGCATGGCAATCTGGTTGAAGAAGTACGCTTGAATCGGAAACATCATGATGGTGTCCTTAATTGACCGAGGCTTTGGCATACAGCCGCTTGCCAGACTTCTCATCGAGCGCACTGATGATGATCTTGTAATCGTCATTGCTGCCCGAGAGCTTGACCGTCCAGCCCTTCTTGATGGCGGCTTCGAGCGCGTTGGCGATGCGCGTCACCATGTCTTCGAGCCCCTTGGTGATTCGCTTGAGCTTCGCATCCTGGAGCTTGTCCGCATCGCTCTGGGTAAAGATGCCTTCGAGCGCGAACTGATCTTGCTCGAGACATGCTTGGCCGTACGTCTCGTAGCTCGGGTAGAGCCTGATACCACGCGACTCGCATAGCGACTCCAGTGCCCGGGCAATCGCGCTCGGTTCCGCTTCTTCACCACCTTCCCCCGGCAGCTGCGTCATCACGACAACCAGGTCATCGCCCTGGTCCGCAGCTTGACTCACCTCGACAATGTCTTCCGGTTTCACGTCTGCGGCGTCCACGCCATAGACCGTGGTGGAGTTGTCCTCGGCTTCCGCTTCACTCATGATGCGGATGTTGTTCGCGAGTTCCTGCAAGCCGAGTGCGTCGTTCGCTTGGGACTCGGTAGCCGCCGTTTCCGGTGCCGTGGTCTGCGCCGCTTCCTCTTGGCTGTCTTCGATCTTCTCCGGGGCGTGCTTGTTAAAGAGCCGCGCGAGTGCTTCGGAGAACTGGTGGGCCAAAGGTCCACGCAGCACGAGGCTCGTATCTTTCGTGGGGGAGCCTTCGCTCGCCTCGGGTACACCGGCCGTCGGCTGACCGCTTTGATTGTCCGCGCCGTTGCTCGTATCCATGTGGCCAAAGATCCCGCCGAGCGAGCCTTCGAGTGCCAGTTTCAGCAAAGATGCCATAGTCGTTCCTCAGTAATATCGCCTTCAGGCGTCACACACCATGACGTTAAAATCCCCTATATAGAGGCAGCCTCTAGGAGCGCTTGGCGGCCCCTGGGGATGTCTCGGTACCCGCGTCGCGCCCGAGCCGCTCCAGCGCCCGCTACGCGCGCCCTGGGCCCATTTCCGGCCGCCCCCCGTCCCCGCCGCCGTCAATGGTTTTGTTTTTGATCTTAGTCTTTAGACTATTGAGTGGAATACGAGATAGTCGTGATGTGTGTCTTTGCTTTTGCCTTTCGCTGACAAGCAAGGCTACACTAGCGAAGGAACCCCAAGTTCCGTAGCGTACTAGGAAAGCTACTTGATTTTTTAAAAATCCAACCTCTGGATGAAGATGTTTCGTTAACCCTGCTGCTCCTTTGTGGGAGCAGCCTATTCGATGTGTTGTATGCTACCGTATTTTTTTACTCACTCTAACTATCGTTTGGAACCTATAACAACAATAAAGAAGGTTCACCTTCAATTCTTAAACAAATTAGGAAGAGGGGCGCGTATATACTAGTAAAAGGGCGGGAGCCCTTTTACTCTATATAAGAAGGTCTAAAGTTGGGGAGAGAAAGTTTTGAAGTCGTTTTGAGACCTATATCACTTAGATGTGACCTTGCCAAAGGAGGACTCATCATGGCACGCGCTGGCAGGATGCTCAAGCCGCTGTACGAAGACTTTCATAAGCTCACCGAAGATCAACTCATCGCGCAGTACAAGGAAGCTGACGCTTTCCTGGGCCTGCTGGTTCCTGTGCGCGACACGATGTACAAGAAGGAAGAGAACGGACCGCTTGTTCTTCCGCATCCTCTGATTAGCAACAAGATGGTTCGCTACTGGCTCAATCGTTTTTACCAGAGCCTGGATCGTGTCATCAACAATCTCGCCGAGCATCGCGAGAACCTGCTGATGGAATTGCGTCGGCGCGACATGAAAATACCGGACACGAAGATACCGGATTAAACCGTGCGGGGCTTCGGCTCCGCTTTATGCCGTATGGCAAACTTTACACGACACCTGTAGGGTATGTCTGTCAGTACACAACCAAGGAAACCAAATGAGCAAGATCGTGCAGTGGGACGAGCTCCCCAAGTGGATCCAAAGCAACATCAAGCAGCAGCAACAGCCGTACATCGACTTCTTCGAGGCGAAGTGGGCTGAGTTCGGTCAGGATGCAATCGGTTTCACGCAACCCCTGAACAACGAAACGCGCTCGCTGCCGCAGATGGTGATCGACATGATCGATGTGGCCACGCCCGGTCACTACAGCAAGATTCGTCTGGCTGATGGCACGCGCGTGCTCGGTCTGTCGACGGTGCTCGGCCCCCTCGCGCTCTATGAAATCGACGCCCACACTGAAGTGCCGCTCGATGAGAAGGGCACCAAGGGTGTTGTGAAGCTGAAGAATTTCAAGCTCCATGCGGCTGAGATCTTCTGGAAGGCGAACCTGCTGGAGCTCGACCAGAAGGGCAATGCCAATCTGATTACCTTCATGTACGCTTTCGGGTTGTCGGACCCGAGCGTGCCTGCGGAAAAGCGCAACAGCGGCAACATGGCTGTGCGCATGCAACTGGTGGCCGATGCGTATATCGCACGCGTCACTCGCCCCATCGTCAGTCCGTCTGACAAAGCCTAAAACCAACAAACCAAGGAAACAAAACCAATCATGGCAACGAATGCAAAGAAAGCACCGGTTCAATCGGCAGTCGAAAAGAAGGTTGCTGCAAACGTCAGCAAGCGTGTGAAGGCCCGCTCGAATGTCGCGAGCATTCTCGACGCGAAGAAGAAGCAAGGCTTGGGGGCGCCGCCGTCGGCGCCTGCACCGGCTAAGCAGTCGAAATCGGTGCAAAAGCGCCTCGCTGTCCAGAAGCCTGCCGAACAAGGCAAGGTCGTGAACGGCGTGCCGTGCGCAGTGGTGGAAAAGCCGGCCAAGAAGGTGGCCGCAAAAAAGCCGGTGGTGGTACCGAGCAGTCCATCGGTCAGCCCGAGCGAAACCCAGCCGTCGAACAGCTCGACGCAATCCGCTGCTTCTTCCGCAGCCGGCCACGTGAAGGCTGAACGCCGTGTGAACCACGGCAGCCCGATCGGCAACAAGGACGTCATGCCGGCGTTGCTGGAGACTATCCGTCGCACGGAACTCGACGAAGCAATGAAGGACAACGCCGCGTTCCTCGATGCCGTGATCGCCAAGTGTTCGTTGGTGCTGCCGCGCATTTTCGGCGTCTCGACCTACGAACGACTGATCCGCTCGGCGATCAGCGGTCGTGCTATCCAGATTCGCAAGCCGCTCTTCACGGGTCTGGCAGCAGCGATCGAGCGTGCTAAGGCTGCGCGCGATGCGCGTTCGGCTGAATACGTCAAGGCTGAAGTGCCGGAGAACAAAGCAGCCGCGGAAGCCGCGACGGCCGAGTTCAACGCGAAGGTCGCCTCGGGTGAATTGCCCGAAGGTTTGGAAGCCACGACAAGTGTGATCCAGCCGTTGGAGGTCTGCGCGAAGCTGGTGAAGGCAGCCAACCAGGTGCCGGTAGGTCTGCTGCGTTTCCCGGAAGAAGACCGTGAGCGTCTCACGCCGTTCATCACGTTCTTCGAGCGCTTCTGGATCGCGATCCCCGCGTTCTTCTCGTTCGATCACTCGCTCGACGTGAAGAACTTCAGCACGCTCCAGAAGCAACCGGAATTCGCCAACCTGATGTCGGTTGGCAGCTACGGTCGTTTCGAGTTCAGCTGCGGTTCGCGCGCGATCGTGCTGCGTACGCTCTCCGGTTGTGCGACGCTCTTCTTCGCCGAGAACGAGTTCCTCAGCATGCTCAAGAAGATGCCGGGTGCAGTCCCCAGCATCATCAAGGAACAAGCTGCGAAGAACAAGCCGGAGATCTCGCTGATGACCAGCATCCCGAACGGCCTTATGGCGATGGTGCGCGATTTCGAACCGCAGCAATCGAACCTGAAGCTCACGACGCTGATCCGTATCTTCGGCGATCCAGTGAATGCACTGATGAACGTGCTGCAACCGAATCTGTCGCTCGAGATGGATGCAATGGCGATTCACCTGAGCGTCGAGCGGGGCAAGTCGCTGATGGCGGAATGATGTGCAAGCAGTTGTAGAACACCTGAACAAAACCCCCTAAGGATCGGAAACAATGAGCCTGAAGACCTCCGGTGATGCACATCACCTGCTCTTTCAAGACTACAAGTTCAACCTCGAAAACACCTCGTTCTTCGAGCAGATCGCGTATCTGTACTACTCGATCGGCAGCGGCTCGCGCCGTGTGACGGAAACCATCCGTGAAACGATGCGCGTGTTCACCGCCTACCCGGGCTTCAAGGCGCAGTACTCGGTGATCGTCGGCAAGAGCGACGAGAGCCAGCACGCCTGGCACACGGTGAGCGAGCACATCACGTTCATCGGCGAGAAGGGTTTGGCTTTTGCCACGCTCGCGCTGTCGAATGGTCCGACGCAACAGCAGTTCAGCAAAGATGCCAAGCTCCTTTCGCTGCTCGAAACCATCCAGGCATTGGAGCATGCTCTGGAGAACAAGGAGTCGAGCGTGCGCGAATGGTGGTTGGATTACCTGCCGGGCCAGGTAGAAAAGGAAAGCGAGCGGCCGGAGTTCCAGCTCGCCACGTTCTTGTACGAAATGCGACGCGTGCTGGTCGATGCGCCGCAGAACTTCATGGGTCGCGTCTGGAAGGACGGTCACGGTAAAGTCCACCTGTTCCTCACGCAAGTGAACGAGCCGGAATTTGCCGACGAGCGTCTGAACGTGCATCTGACGGTCATTCACCCGGCTCGCTTCGGCGGCATGGTGATCGAAGCCGAGAAGGTCGCTGCGTAAGCAGTCAGTGAAAGCGGGGGGCTTCGGCTCCCCGTTTATGTTCTCAACGAAACCAAGGAAACTGAAATGGCAACGAATGTGATCGATCTGGAAAAGGCCAAAGCGGCTTTGCAGAATTGCCCGCCGCGCGCCGTGGTGAAGAAGTGGCTGGACAAGTACCCCACCCTCGTGCAGGAAATCAAGGACGCGAATGCTCGTCATCGTACGCGCCCGGCATTCGCCAAAGCGGTCGTCGAGATCGTGCAGCACCACACGAAGAAACTCTATCGTCAGCCGATGAATTACGTGAACCTCACGTACTATGCGCTCGGCGAAGAAGCCTTCAAGAAGCGCTTCGAGTCCGTCATCATGGGACCGCTCGTCGAGAAGGCAGTCGCCGCGCTGCAAGCGAAGGCTGCGTAAGCCTATGAGCAGCGAAGGTGGTGCGCTGGCATTTGTGGTTGGCTGTGTTGCTTTCCTGCTTTTCATGATGGCGGGGGCGATTTATAGCGACCACGTGCATACGGAGTTCTTACGTACGCACGGCTGCCAGCTCTTGACGGAAGCCCCAACAGGTCGCCAGGTGTATTGTGGCAAAGCCTGTTACCGGCCTGAGAAGGTGTACGTTTACGAGTGTGTGGACGGCACCCGGACCGAAGTTCGTTGACGGCATAGAGCCCCGGGTTTCCCCGGGGCCTTATGTCCTTCTTTTTTTTTGGCTTAGCGGTTGCCGCCCAAGAGCGCACGCAGCGTACGGTTCCAGCGTTCGTTGTCGTTCATGTGAGCGACCTTCGTCCACTTCTCGCGCAAGTACGTCTGGTAGTTCTCTTCCGCATCTGCGTAGCCGTCGATGATCGTCTTGATCACACCGAGCTGTTGACCACCGCGCAGCTCACCGATGTCCAGGTCCACGATGTAGAAGTTATAGATGTACGACTTGACTGCGTACTCCACCAGCTTCACAAAGTGGTGATAGGCGCGCAGCTGCAAGTTGTTCATGTTCTCATCGTTGGCCACCAGACAGCGTAGATAGGCGTTAGCGGGCATCGTCATCACGTCCCGTACCAACACCGTGTTCTCGCCGATCAGGTCAATACGCGCCGTGCTCGTCTGCGGAATCATGCCCATTGCATCCATGACCGCTTGACCGGCTTGCAGCATCATGTTATTCTGACCGTTGGCGGCAATACCCGCGGCAGAAATGCGGGAGGGGTCTGTGAACGAGACGTTCAGCACTGCCATGATGGAAGCACCATTCGTTCGTTCCTTGGGTACCCTGAACACGGATTCATAGACCCCGTCGCCACCAATGCGACATCCGTCGAGCAACACCCAGATCTCACGACCACCCACGAGGTTGCAGTCCACGAGCACCCTGGGGCGGATCACGAGACTCATGATCTGTTCGTCGATGCTCTTCGGAGCATCACGCCAACGTTCCACGCGCTCCATGAAGACGGTACGCAGCACAGCCGGAGGGATGCGCCGCGTCATCTCAAATAGCGCTTTTTGGATAGGGTTCATAAAAGCCCTCCTTAAAAAGAAAACGGCGATATATCATCACCTTGAATAGCCTATCAAATGATTTTGCAGGAAGGAGACCATCAGTAGTTTTTTACCTGTCTCTGCACTGGTATGTGCGGAGATACCAATCCCCAAACCTCAAGGAAAATAGTCATGAGTCATGTACGTGAATTGGGCCGTGTTCGCCTGTATTCGTGCGGTGGCGCCGGCATCAACATCGGCAGCAAGGTCGAGCAGATGGTGCGCGGCGACGACAACGTCTACGCCGATCTCGACTCGATCTACATCGATACGTCGAAGGCCAACCTGCACAGCAACATCCCCGCAGATCGTCTGTACCTCGTCGACGGCAAGGACGGCTCGGGCGGCGATCGCGCCGAGAACTACGAAGAGCTCGCCCCGCGTGCTCGCGAGATCCTGAACACCTTCAAGCCGGCGGACCTGAACATCGTGCTGTCCTCGGGCGGTGGCGGCACCGGTCCGATCGCAGCGGCCTGTATCACGAGCGAGCTGCTCGCGCAAGATGCGCTGACCATCGCTATCGTGGTCGGCGACGACGGCACGAAGAAGTGGACGGAAAACACGCTGAAAGCGCTGCAGTCGTACGAGAACATCTCGACCAAGCGTAAGAAGCCGGTCGTCGTGTTCTACCTGCAGAACTCGCCGGACATGACGCGCGTCACGGTCGACAAGCGCATCCAGGAACTGGTCGCAGCCCTCATGCTGCTTTTCAGCCGCCGCAACCGCGAACTCGACGGGCAAGATCTGATCAACTGGGTCAACTACCAGAAGGTCACCTCGCATACGCCGGGCCTGACTGCACTCACGCTCGTGTCGGGCAAGACGGGTACCGACCTCACGAAGATCGGCAACCTGATCTCGATCGCCACGCTCACGACCGACGAGCTCGATCCGTCGCTCTCGAAGCGCCCGGAAGTGCAAACGATCGGCTACGTCGAAGGATTGATCGGCGGCGAGAAGCTCGCGGCGCCGTATCACTACATCCTGTCCGACGGCATCTTCGGCGAAGTCAAGAAGGGCCTCGACAAGGTCCTCGCTGAATTCATCGCAGAAGCCGGCGCACGCCTGAAGAAGACCTCCATCAGCTCCGATGCTGAGCAGGCCACTGACACAGGCGTGGTTCTCTGAAATAGCGAGACGCAGCGTTGACATTTGGACGTCCATCCGTCGCACCATTGCGTCGGTGTGGAGAGCCGTGTGTTGGCGCTTGCGCCTCGCTAGACGGGGATACTCGTCAACAGCGGCGCGAGTCGTCTTCTCGCGCTCGCTGGTCCCACCTAAACCCAGACGACTAAGACATCTGCGCACCGCGGTCAAACGGAGACCGTATGGGCGCACTGCCATGTCTGATGGGATTGAAGGGACGACGAGTAGTACCCATCAGATCTTCCACTGACGAACAATCAAGAATAATGTCCTTTGAAGGATATTGATCATCGCGACCTTGCCCGGAAGGAGCTGAGTTCCAGAGTACCGCCCTGATCAGCGGATCTGGTTCCGTACTGCCAAAGGGCTTTTGCGGCGGGGACGTCCGTGTCGCACGAGATCATCGGTCAGGAAGACCACAATTTATTTGCCAGCGTCCAGGATCCCTACGGGGAGGAGACGTTTGTGGCCCAATCCATGCAACTGCGGCTGGTTTGGAATACCTACAACGGGGTAGCTATTCCAAAGAAGCTGCGACATTAGTAGCGAGTGAGACCAACCAATGCATCCGAAGAAAGTCGTTGTCCTGCGCCATGCAGAGAAACCCTACTGGGAAGGGGACCAGCGTCTGGCGGACGTTGGTTATAAACGGGCGGATTACATCGCCCAGTACATTCCAAAGAACTTCGGGCTGCCCGATTGGATTTACGCCACGGCAGGCACGAAGGCAAGCATTCGTCCGATTCTCACCGTCATGCCGCTCATGGTGCACACCACGGCCATGATTGACCTGACGCACATGGACGACGAGGCCGAGCAACTGGGTCACAACCTGGTGCATGAGGGACACCACGCGGGGCAAAACGTGGTGGTCTGCTGGCATCACGGCAAGATTCCTGCTTTGATGAAGGGTCTGGGGCTTCAAGCCGGGGAATACCCGGAGCAGTGGCCGGATAACGACTTCGGCTCGATTTACGTCGTGACCTTCGAGAAGCACAAGACTGCGGTCTCGAAGTTTCAAATGCAATTCTAACGAGAGACCATCGTGGACAATAGCATCGAAGCACGCGTCAAACGCGTTATCGCAGAACAGCTCGGCGTGTCCGAAGCTGAGATCAAACCGGAGTCGAGCTTCGTGGACGATCTGGGCGCCGACAGCCTGGATACGGTCGAACTGATCATGGCAGTCGAAGACGAGTTCCATATGGAAATCGCCGACGAAGACGCCGAGAAGTTCGTGAACATGCAGACCATCGTCGACTACGTGACGGCCAACCAGCCGCGTTACGACAACGTGCGCGTGCCTGCGTAAGGTTTTCGTCGGCGCGCCTTCGGGGGCATAGTGGTTACGCGGGATACAGACCGCGTGACTGCGGGCGTACGGGCAAGCGGCCCTGTTCGCCTTTCTAGTCCCCATTGCGGGCATGCGGCGTCATTTACAACGGAATCGAGGCCTGCGTGAATTGACGTCGCATGTTTACCCGCGCGCATCGTGCGCGCCGACGCTCGCGAGAAAGTTCCGGTGCTTTACAGTTGTAACGGTTCGACTAGGTTGAGATTAACTCCTTGACAGAGCAAAACTGCGGCTACTGACGGCGCTTCGGCTTGGACACCGGGGTGGACGGGCACTCATTGACCGGAACAAGTATCGCGACAACCAGCCCCCTGCCGGGGGCTGCACATAGGGGCCTACTCGCTATGGTTTCGTCCGCGTATCCATTTGAGATTCGCCGGCGGCCTACATCAGGCGAGCATCTTGAGGCATGATCAGTCACGACCCATTGACTCAACCCACGCGCATAAGGGCCTTGCGTAAAAGGCTAAGGGGGTGGGGCATGAAATCGAAATAACCCAAGCCAAGCCCATTGAGGGCTAGCTCATCATACTGAGCAGCAGTCTCCCAAGACTAACAGTCGCCTTCGTAGGTGACAGACACTAGACCTATCGGATGAGTTACATATATCGAGTCGCTTTCGCCGTTCTCCTCTGCCCGAGCGCCTTAGCGCGCCAGTGCATGTGCTGCGGGTCTGTTGACCATAGTTCCTGTAACCCTTTAGGTACGACGTCGTGATGGGACCGCAACCAACTCAGCGTGGCAAGCATAGAGTGCTGGACGGCGAATACTGCACATCGGCCGCTTGAACGTAGTGCACCAGGGGAAGCTTCCAGGATCGGCATCGCGCTGAGGAGAAGCTTCCCCTTTTCTTTGGCCGGCTTAGCTCAGCCAGGTAGAGCAGCTGATTTGTAATCAGTTGGTCGCGGGTTCGATTCCTGCAGCCGGCACCAGTAGTACCGTAAAAAAATACCGCATTCTTGTATGGTTTGTCGGAGAATGACGATTCCCTAGTAGCTCAGTCGGTAGAGTAGCGGACTGTTAATCCGTTGGTCGCTGGTTCAAGTCCAGCCTGGGGAGCCAATCATTTCCAAATAGTCTATTCAGTCCGGTACATGTGTAGCCCGATCAAGTCGGCGAACACGCTCGAAGCGTTGGGGACTTCCTATGCGTGTACTGGCCTGAGTAGATTACGCCCGGATAGCTCAGATGGTAGAGCACCGTCTTGATAAGGCGGGGGCCACTGGTTCAAGTCCAGTTCTGGGTACCAGAGGTTTGCAGTATAGAGGGATGGCTGAGTTGGTTTAAGGTACCGGACTCGAAATCCGGCGGTGGCTTCGGTTACCCGTGGGTTCGAATCCCACTCCCTCTGCCAAGCTTTTGTTGTAGTGCGCATCGTTCGTCTAGAGGCCTAGGACACCGCCCTTTCACGGCGGGTACGCGGGTTCGAATCCCGCACGGTGCACCATCGTTTTTGTAGTTTGCGGTGTTAGCGCAGCTGGTTAGCGCACCGGCCTGTCACGCCGGGGGTCACGGGTTCAAGTCCCGTACACCGCGCCATGGTTTCAATCCCGCGGTAGCTCAGCCTGGTAGAGCGGCCACCTCGAATGGTGGTGTGTCGGTGGTTCAAATCCACCCCAAGGGGCCAGTTAATTGAGGCATAGCACGAGCTAGCCCTGAATTAACTTTATAGGGTAGCATCATGTTTGTGCTTGCTGCAAAGATCCATCGTAGCGGTGCAGTTTGCCGTGAGTATTACCAACCGGAAGAAACGGGTATCGTGCCGGGCACAGTCTTCGGTCTGGATGGCGCTAAGCGCGCTAAGCAGTACCAGACGGAAGAAGAAGCCATTGCCGACATCCCGGCGTTCCGCCAGGTCACGGGTTTCAACGATCTGGCCGTCGACGTCGTGCCGGTGTAGTGCATTGCTGTCTGTAGGGGGGTCGCCAAGCTGGTCTAAGGCAGCGGATTTTGATTCCGCCATTCGAAGGTTCGAATCCTTCTCCCTCTGCCATTATTGCCTCATACGGCCCAGGCTCCGGCCTGGGCTTTATGCCGTCTACTGATGTAATAACTTACACAGGGCCGCAATTTTGTAGTGAGACCAAGGAGAATACGCATGCTTAAACGCGGCGTGTCAATGCACAAACAGGCAGTACTGGTCCAGGATGTGCTCTCCTTTCGTGAGTACCTCAGGCCGTATATCGAAGAGATCTGGGAGCCGTATGGCGCCCATGGTTTCGATTATGAGCAGGCGCTCGCGTTCATCATCCGCGAGCTCATCTGGGTGAATACCCAATGCAATGTGATTGGTCACGACGAGGGCTATGGCTATCGGATGATCTATCACAACCTGCAGGCGGTGATGCAGCGTCCCACGCTGTTCGAGTGTTTCAAACATCTGATCCGTGTACCAGTTGTGTATGGGGATGCAGAACTGGTAGTCGCTTTAGATGGTCGCGATCTCGTGATCATGTACTTCATTCCCCAACCCCTTCAATTCGTATAACCAACATGGGCAAGCACGTCGAGAACAAAGGCATCTTCCTTGACATCCCCTGCGTCAAACAGATGCGCGCCGATCCAATGCCCACGGCTTCGATGATCGAGGCGGTCGTCGGGCAGTATCTGTTGCAACCGGAAGCGGGCATCTACTTCCGGGGTCGCGCTGAGCCGGTCATGAAAATGAACGGTGTCGCCGTCTACCATCAGCACAAAGTGGTGGATCGCAAGAAGAGCAAAGAAACCTACGTGGTGCGCACGATCGAAGACATCGATCCGCTACAACCGGTGATGGATCTCGATGGCAACATCGTCGTGTCCGTTACGCAAATTCCGTTCCTCAGTTACCGGCCGGTACTACCGGTCGTCGCCCTGCGTATCGTCGAAGCCGCGGTCAAGGACGTGGTGGAGTCGCACGGTATGGCGGACTATCGCTCGACGCCGAAGCAGCCGCAGGATCTGTACGGGCCTTTCATCGTGGACCGCATCGAAGTTCGCGACGATGACGTGCTCAAGCTTAGCCACACTCCGCGCTATGAGCGTATCGATAACACGATCTTCGCTGCCGTCATCGATCAGATCACCGAGATCGTCTCCGGCATTCGCAATGACGTGAAGAGTTTCTGCGGGGAGAACCCGTGGGTGATTCATTTCCTCAAACGCAGCCACACCGACCTCGTCATCGAGAAGTCGATCGATTGGCGAATCTTGGAGTACCACCGCCTGACGGGAACCAAATTGGACTACTATGAGTAAGACCATTCTTGTTTCGTTAAGCGACATCCGCAATGTCCTGATGCAGCGACTGGGTGAGTACTGGAACAGCAACGGTTTCATCCAGCCCGTGTCCCTGATCCGTCAAGGTAGTCGCACTGTGTACGTCTCGGCTAACCACCAGATGCGACCGATCGCGGACCTCGTCATCGAGACGCTGCTCTACGAGTTGGTCACCGAGCGCCAGTCCGACATGCGTAATGCCGGGCAGCTCTTTCTCACCGAGAAGGTTCTCACGGACCATTCGGTGGACGAGCGTACGGCGCATCAGGTGGCTGAGGATCTCTTTGCGGATCTCGTGAACACATTGGGTGAGCACCTACCTACGCTCACGTTCAGCAACCACGACGGTTTCAATTACCGTCTTCATGGACCCGACCTCGCGATCATCCCCAAGGTCGTCTAAAGGGGTTCTCATGGAACTCATTGTAATCGAGGCGAAAATGCAACCACTCATCATGGATGCGCGTGACCTCCTTGACGAGTACGACACTTATCGGCCGCTCTTTCGCTTCTACGAAAACGGCCTGAAAGACCTCATCAAAGAAGCGATCATCACGCGTTCGTTCAACAGTCCCTACACGGCCAATGTGTATACGGGACATCGCTATTCGCGTGGCCTCGCAGCGAAAGTGATGAATGACTTCGAGTTCGCGCTCGATCACCATCACGATACCTTTGGCGACCATTCGCCCGTGGCGCTCTACAATCTGGAATTCGCCCAGAACAATCTCGGCGCAATCAAGATGGTGGCAGAACAAATCGAAGAAGAAGTCGAGAAGTTTCTCTTTCACCATCTGCGAACGCGCTTATTCGAAATCGCTCAAGAAGGATCAGGTGAGCCTTTCCTGCCGCGTTGGAGTGGCCGGGATCTGCTTATCTTCATCCGCTTGTTGAGCCCCCGGGAGCAACGTGTATGGACACCGGAGTACCCCCGCGACATGTGATCTTGGATTCGCCGCTTGAGCTTCGCGTATTGCGGGCTTGGGCTGCGGATCCAAATATGCCTATTGTCGACCTCGACCAGTTTTACCAAGCCCTGTTCGATACGGTGCTTGGTGCAAACATTTTTTATCATAACGGTCTGTATAGTTTAGCAGCAAGGATGGCACACGGCGACGAGCTCTACGGTAATAATACGCTGAGCCAGTTTTCCCGTGATCATCTGGAGACACTGATCTGCCAAGCCGGTCATGCCATCTATAACCAGTGGCAGGCTGCCAAACTCAACAACCCACGCGGTGAGCCGCTTTACCGTTTCAAGGAGTATCGTGATGACAGCATCCTCCTCTTCGAACGTAAACCCGGAGTTCCTGCGTTTGCGTGAATCCGGAGAATTACTTCAAATGTTCCGCGAGCAAGTGCGTGTCAGTCAGGAGCTGTTCGAGAGCTTGCGCGAACAGATGATCCTGCAAGTGAGCAAGGCCATCCAACCCCTGGTGACCTTTCTGAAGCATCATGATTGCGACGAGGACGAAATCCTTGCCGCGATCTTCGAAGCCATCGCGTATGAAAAGAACGCGGAGCTCGAACTCGGCGTGCTCGCTTTCGACAAGCAGCGCGAGTGGTCCGAGCAAACCGATCAAGCGGTGGCGACCCGCTTCTCCGAACTGCTCAATCGGATCGGACTGGAGATGTTCCACGACTTCCAGAACCACCGACTCTACCAGCACGGCTTCTTGCCGTACCAGTATCGCCGCATGCATGGTCAGGATGTGCTGGTCGATCGTCTCGGGGTGCCGGAGATTTTGCATCGCGAGCAGAAGAACTGGGAAGACGGGCTTGTGTGGAAGATGCGGGGCAAGGATGGCAGCGTTGCATTCTTTCCGGCAGAGCACGCCCGGCCGCGCGGCACGCTGATCAATATGGACTTCTACCAGCAGCTCTATTCGATTCCGATCAAAGGGCCTGGTTTCATGGAGCATCAGCCGATCGCCCATCGAACGGCTGGTATCTATGAGATCGGCAAGCTCAAACCCGAGAATGCGAGTCTTGGCATGCCGGCGCATGAATACCTGTGTGGTTTTGCACGGGCGTTCAAGCGCTTCCACGAGAGTCAGGCAGCAGCGGATGCCATCCGAAAGACGACGGTCACGACGCCGGATAGCGAAGTGAGCGTCAAGCCGCCGGTGGATGAGTCGGCAATCGATGCTTGGGAGAAGGAAATCAAGCAGATGTTTGCTGGCATGTTCCGGACGGACTCTGATATTCAGAAAACCGTTCAGGAGTCTCTTGATAAGCGGATTGATCCGGAGACCATGGTCAAGCCGTTTCAAGAAGCCCAGCGAGCTGTCGATGAACGTCGTGAACGGGAAAAAGCGAATGGGGACTGGAGTAAGGAAGAGAAGCAGGACTTCCAGACCATCCAAGAGCATTATGCACGACGTGCAGCAGAGGAAAATAAGAATGATGCCCCCGCACCAGCACGTGATAGTTCCAGTAGCTGACCTGATCACCGGCCTTCGGGCCGGACTCGCAAAATACACCATCAGCCCTGCCGCCTTTGAGGAGATTGTGCGGCAGTGCTTCGACGTCTACATGGACTGGAAGGGCAACGAGGATGTCGTCTTGACGTTGCCTTTCTTCAATCGTATAGAGATTCCGGAACTGCGCGGTCCTGATTATGAGGACGTGTATCAGAGCGTGCAGTACCATGTCCATGTTTTTGCAAGAGCGTTGTTCAGTCGTTTGATGGAGCATGGCTTGTTTCCCCAGAGCCACATGCCAACGAACATGGACTTCGCTTTTCTGCAATTCGTCGATAACGATGTGATGCTCCAGTATTTCCCCTTCTAAAGGGATAGACGCTGGAGCGTCTTTTTTTTTTTGCGAGCTTCCATGACGTACCCCTATCAGCTTGGACAGCTGCTGAGCTTCGACACGTACGCAGCTCCGGCGCTTGGCAATAACTTTGAAAATGTCACGGTCCTGTCGTTGCTGGACCCGCAGTCGGCCGCCCAGCTGGTTGACATCGTTGGCATGCATGCTGCCGTGTATCCGTACCTGCAGCAGGCTGGACAAAACGTCCCCAACGACCCCACGCAGTACAACTGGATCAAGATCCGCACACAGAGCGGCCAGATCTCCGCGATCGGCATGCCCTGGGTCAACGAGTCCACGATCACCGCCACGACCAACCAGGTCATCACCGCCATCATCTCCGGTGTCACGGCTGCTGATGTGACGGGTGTGCAAAACGCCCTGATCGCCAACGGCTACAACCGAATCAGTGTCTCGATTACGCCGCTCTCCTCGTCGAGTTAATATGACGCCTAATTAACTTGTTAGGTAAAAGTTATCTCGATGTGCTATCAGATAGCGGGTCCTGCCATGGCCTCGCACTCTTACGTAATCAAACCGTCTTCTGTTTTGCTGTGGGTGGCTTGGGGCGGCGCGAAACGATTACGTAGGTAAGGGTGGGTGGCTCCCATCCGGATTGCATGCAAGTGTTCCTTGGCACGAGTATGAACCGTTGGGGAACGGGAAAAGCCAAACAGTTTGAGTTTGTAGCGACGCGAATCAAGACTGGTGAAAACCGATGCGTTTCCTTGGCGCTAAAGTCCACTGGTCGTCGGGTAGGCTGATCGCGCATACCCGTGAGCTCGTCGTCAGCTCCTTAGACTGTCTTTGGTGGGAGGGGTCTTCGGACTCCTCCCCTTTTTTTATGCCGTCAGTTAGAACTTACCGCCTGTGATCATCATACAGAGAGAATACCAGGAGCTTCACAATGGCGTTTGACAATCCGTTTGTCCTCCCCGTGAAAGAGTACCAACGGGACTTGGAAGTCTTCAAGCATTACATGAAACAAGTCTGCGCGTACCTGTGCATCATGACGGGTGCGGACGAGCAAACCGCAATGGCGTTCGTGAAACGTCAACTGCAACCGGACGGTCAATTCCCCTTCAAGGACCCGATGGTCAAGTACCTGGAGCGCAACGCAGTAGGCGACCGGGAACTGAAGGAATGCACACTTAGCCGCTACATCGGCGAGAGTATTCGCAATGACGAGATTATTGCTCCTACGTTTACCACGTATATTCCGGCGTCTCAGAAGCAGTCGCTCCTGGCACTTTTCATTGACGAAAACGTCAAGGGCCGTTCCGTTGCTAAGAAAGAGATGTTCAAGGCGCGGATGGAAGGCAACAAGATTCTCGAAATCCTGAAAGATAACGAGCAGACGAACCGTAAGCTCTCGAACAACGCGTGTTCGGGTGCACACGTCTCAGCCTCCACGCCGCTCTTTAACAAGACGAGCCATTCGACGCTCACCTCCAACTGCCGGATTACGGCGGGTTATGGGTCGGCGAACAACGAGAAATTCCTGAATGGCAACCGGCATTACTGGTCGCCCGAAGTGGTGAAGAACAATATCATCTCGATCGTGAGTAATTCCGATTACGAGAAGATTGCCGCGACGATGGCCGAGTTCGGCATAAGGCACCCCACGATCGAAGAGACCATGGAGTGCATTCGGTATTCGACCCAGCTCTACTGGAACAACGAAGCGCACATGGATCTGATTCATGTGCTGGTGACCAAGCTCACCGACATTCAGCGCAGCGCCTTCGTCTACACGGGTGACCTCTATCACCTGATGAAATACAACCACGACGTGGTGTATGGCTTTATTGATTCGCTCTCGAAGCCAGTGATTCCGGCATCGGTCACACAGATCGCTGCGGAAGATGTCGATTATGCACGTGCCTGCGCTTGGCCGCGACGCACCGATGTGGATTTTAAGGAAGTGATGGCCGTCATCAAGAACAGCTTCGAAGACCATACGGCTCTTGCTGTGCAGTTGCTGCCCAACGAGATGCGTGGCTTCAAGGTGTCGGATACGGAAAACGCCGAAGTCTGTCTGATGCTGGCGGCGACGGTCACGAACGTGGCGAACACCGTGACAGCGTATCAGAATCTCATTCGGGGGTTCTGGGTGACGAAGAACGTGCCGGCAAGTCTGGCGAAGTTCCCCGAATCGATCCGTCGCTCGGCACTGATGGGCGACACCGACTCGACGATTTTCACGGTGCAAGACTGGGTGATCTGGTACAACAAGGGTCGTTACGGTTACGATGCGCGCTCCTCTGGTGTGGCAGCGACCATGATCTTCTTGGCTGCGCAAACGGTCACACACCTTTTGGCGCGCATGTCTGCGAACCTCGGCATCGAAGAGAAGCGGATGTTCCAGGTCGCCATGAAGAACGAGTACAAGTTCGACGTGTTCGTGCCGACGCAGGTGGCGAAGCACTACTTCGCCTCGATCGGCTGCCAAGAAGGTAACCTCTACTCGGCACAGAAGGAAGAGATCAAGGGCGTGCACCTGAAGTCCTCCAATGCGCCGCGCGTGGTGATGGCGAAAGCGAAGGCCATGATGATCGAAATCATGGACACGATCATGCAAGAGAAGAAGCTCTCCATCACGAAGTATCTGGATGAGATTGCAACGCTTGAGCATGACATCCGTGACTCGATTATGGTGCGCAATAGCTACGAGTACTTTCGCATGGGTCAGATCAAGACTGCGGAGTCGTACACGTTGCCGCCGGAGAAGTCGAACTTCGCGCACTACACGTTCTGGAATGCGACCTTCGGTACCAAGTATGGTATCGTGCCAGAGCCGCCTTACATGTCGGTGAAAATCTCAGTCACGCTCGATAGTGCTACGAAGCTGAAGGCGTGGCTTACGAGCATGGAAGACCGGGCACTGGCTGAGAAGATCGCGGGTTGGTGTGTGGCCAACGGTAAGAAAGGTATCACGACCTTCCACGTGCCGGAGCAAGTGATTCAATCTATCGGGATCCCGCCTGAGATCCTCGGGGTGGTGGATGTGCGTAAGATCCAGATCGATACGGTGAACGTGTTTTACATCATCTTGGAATCGCTCGGCTTTTACGTGCACACCAATAAGAATAATCAGCTGGTGAGCGACTACTATGAAGGTAACCAGAAGGCCGCTTAGTACGGGGATTGTCATCGCAGCGGTGGTGTCAGCGATCAAGGTGATTGAGATCGACTGGCACCGCTATGTTCGGTACTATCAACTTAAAAGAAAGAAGGATCTGAAGTGAAGGCGCTCTACATTAGTGCAGCTGTTTTGCTTCTGTTTAACGTGACTTTCGTCGTCTGGCGACACTTCCAGACGCGGCATCGAACGGGGTAAGAATGCCCAAGACAAAATTCCAACGGATTCGCTCCACGCGCCGACGTCACATGGACATGGAGCAGTTTCCCACTCAAGAAGAGGTGAAGATGAAAACGGCATATGCGCTACGGGAACGCGCGGCTCACGAGGACGCACCGTACAACACGGACGTCCTGGAACCGGGCTGGGTGGAAACGATCATCATGCTCGTTGAGCGTGGTCCGATCGACGACGGCGACTTCCCGAGCAAGGTCGCCCGCAACTCGCTCATCGAACACGGCTACGCGCAGTACGTCGTGATCAAGGGCATGCAGGCAGGCTGTGTGGCGACCTACAAGGGCGGCTACCTCTACTGCCAGCTCTTCGACAAGTATCCGGGTCTGGGTGAAGCGATGGCGTTTCACAAGGCCAACCCGAACTTCCTGCGCGAACTCTGGACGCGGCAGTTGAGCGAGCCGAAGAAAGAGGCATGCGGTTCGTGCGGCTATACGGCAGATCCGGCATGCGCGACATGTTCGTAAAGCGGACCAAAAGGGTTCGACCAGCTACATTCGTCGAACTCATTGGCAGCTTGATGCTCTGTCAGTTGATTGGTGGCATCATTGCAAGCTTACGGCACAAAAGCCCCGCTGACGGGGCTGATGTGGGCATGCTTTGCTGGGCCGTTGTCTTCAGCATCTGGGCGTTCGTGATAGAGAAGCAAATCACGGTGCTTCCGCTGGACAAACAGAACCGCATGCTGCGCGCTGGCTTCGGTAAGCACGACGGCAGCTGGTTTCTTCGCATCGATCTTTGGTGGGTCGGTTTTCGTCTGAGTCGCTAAGTGAGCTGCTATTCGGTAGAAGGGTTCGCCTTTCTCTGAATAGCGCTTACTTCTTCTATGACGTCTGCTCGCATGTCAGGGGGCATGACGCCCTCAAACACGTTAGCATTCTTCCAGAAGAGAAAGAGTCGATTCAAACCATCGACTTCGCTTTGACTCTTCGTTTGCGGCGACTGGTGCGCTGCGCTCAGCACAAAGTCAATCGCAGGCAGGCGACTGATCGCCAGTCCCCAGATCACTTGGCGCGTTGGTGCCATATCCGGGATGAACATCGCTTCTTCCATCGTCTCTTTCGAAACCGCCGGAACGTTGCTCAGCACACCTGAGAAGTTGCGCTCTTGCTTGGCAAGATTGCCGAGCACTTCTTTATAGCACTGATCGACCCTCGACTCGTAGTTCACCTGAGCAAACGGATGGCGTTGCAGCGACTTGCCAAACTCCTCTCCACGCTGCATCTTGAAGATGCGGTTAAAGAGCGCCTGATCCAGATGGCTCTTCAACATGTTTGGCAGCACGTACATGTGGATGAACATCATCGTCGTGCGCGTGTCGAGATCATGGTCTTCCAACCAGTAGCTCTTTCGAAACCAGTAGTACTGGCACATCAAAAGCGGCACGTTGATCGCAATCACGCAGAGCCCCGACTCATTCGTATTACGATAGCCATCAGGCAGGTTCAGATACAGATCGCTCTTCGCATGGCGCAGCACGCGCACGGGAGCCGCATCCATCCAGTTCTTCTGGACTGCGTTATAATCGAATTCGCCCGTATGGGCGATAATGATCTCGTTGTTGCCGGGACCATAGAAGACCCCGTTCCAGACCTTCCCCTTGTACAACGAGGAAGTTAATTTTAACACCATCGACAGATCTAATGCGGAGGCGTCGACCAAACTGAAGTACCGATCGTAGTTTAGTGAAAGTGGCATATCCATCGACTGGATGATTTTCACTAACAGATGATCGCTCCTGACAGCCTGAGGGTTGCCGCGGTAGTAGCTGGTGATCTGTGCGAGGTTGGCTCGTAAGCCTTGCTTGACGTAGGCCCAGAGCGCCGGAATCTGGACGCCACTTTGAGCCTTAGGTTCCAGATTGAAGAATGCGTGCATGGCGCCGTCCGGTTAGAATAAGGGTCATAAAATGAAAACCATCGAAGAGCATAACGCCGAGCAACTCGAGATCGAGCGCCTCAAGCGTCAAGAAGAAGATGATTGTCCCCCGGCTGATGCCTGTCAGTCGCCAGAGCCGGAGAATACCGGTTCGCGCTATAAGCGCGGTCGTCGCTGGTGGGAGCAGTCGAAGTGGGAGCGGCGTCGATAATGTTCGATAAGCGCCACTACCAGAATGATCCGCGCTATCAGAAGCTGCGCGAGGAACAGCAGGAAGAAGAGCGCCGCATGATCGAGCGCATGCAAGCAGCCCCCAAGGAAACGCAAGAGGAAGTGCGTAAGCGCGCCAGGAACTTGGGAAACAAGAAAACCAAGAACGCCCGTGGGCGACGCTGGTGGGATCAGAGATGACGATACTGTACATGGATGGGTTCGACGCGTTGCCGGACCCGAAGCTTACGTCGGAAACCGATTGGGTCGAAAACGGCGAATACAAGGCGCCGGATAAGTGTGTCATTCCGCAGGTACCTCAGGCAGTGATCGATCACCTGGATGCAGAAGCGAAGAAGATGCTCGATGAGCGCAACGTCGTGCTGGAGCCGCTCGTGTTGCTGGACGTGCCGAAGCCGGGGAAGATGATCTACTTCTCGACACCTGGTCCGACTGACAGCATGTTGAAGTTCTTTACGGACTTCTACGCGATTGGAAATGGTGATCGGACGCTTTTTGGCGAGTTCCCGCATCCGGAACCCAAGTACCCAGATTACCCGACCTTCACCTGGAAGGAGACGTATTCTCTCTCCGATGCTCGTCGCATGCGTGCTGGTACGTTCGGCTATCATGGTGAGACGAAACCGCCGGCAGTACGCTGGTTCAACAGCTTCTCACTGAAGTACTACGGCTTTCAGTCACCGGCGATGTGGGACCACTACGAGTGGTTGGGGCTCGGCGAGAACGAGAACGAATTCCGGCGCGACTTCGACCGCCGCAATTACTTGCGTGTGAAAGTACCGGCTTGTCGCTATGCAGGTCTGAACGCGTATGAGCTCCAAGGTCTCGAATACCTGAAGATGAAAAAGCCCGTGGACTGCGCCTGGTGGGTGATGCGCTTCGCCACTGGAATGGACTATACCGGAAGACACGAATGGTTCCTCTCTTTGATCCAAAGTGGCTTGGACGAGGCTTTCACAGTCGTCAAGAAGCCGCCCGTGCGCGTGAGCGCAAGGCCAAGGCTGAAAAGATAATGGGCATGGCCCAAGTGGAAGTCAAAGGCACGATGGCGATCTACTACGTCAATGGCGTAGAGGTCTGTCGCATGTCCTTGTCCTCCATGACTTCAGGTCAGATTGAGATCCCGCCGATCGTGTTTGCGGCGGCAGGATCAAACGAACTCAAGGTAACGGTGCAGTATCAAGCCTTTGACCGTACTGAAGAGTTTATGAACCGTGCGGAACGCCGTGGGTTGCGCAATCCCAAGAAGAAGACTCACGGTCCCCAGAAGCACTGGTACAATCAACGCTAACCAAGGAGTGGTAATGGCAAATGAGTTAGCAGTACGTCTGCCTGGGCAATTGGATCTTATTGCTCATGTGGATATCGATAAGCACCAGCGTAGGAAGACAGGAGTGCCGGTCTCCTATTACGCGATCCGTCGAGCAAAGGGATTGTTAGAACTTTTGCCGCAGACGATGATGCCGGCTACGGTGAACGAGATGGCCGATGGCGCCGTCTTCTTTACCTGGGAACGCCACGATGACGAATACGACATCGTGCTGCAATTGGGCGCGCAAGCAAACGGGGGCGTGAAGTACAGCTACTCGATCAAGCGCGGCAAGAACGAAGATCGCGCGGGCGGTTTTCTGAAGACTGATCAGCCTGATCCGGAAGTCATAGGCATCGTGCGACGTGTGGTGGAGTTGCTCTCGCCGAAGGACTTGAGATCGCAACCTAACCAACAACGACTATCATGACGCTCAGTAGGCGCTTTGAAGTGACGAGGCTCGAAGACCTCTCACTGCTTGACTATCTTGATCGGGTTCGCACGGACCATCGTGGCAACAAAGTCATCAACAACAGCACGTATGAGCGCGCGAAAGCCATCATTCGACTGTTGCCGGAAAAGATGCCGGTGCCGGTGTTGAAAGCGCTGGCTGAAGGTTCCGTGATGTTCTACTGGAATAAGACCAACATCCCGGTCTACGATCACTACGATCGGCTCGAGCTCCATGTGGAAGTCTCCCCGAGTGGTCGCATCATCTACAGCTGGAACGCGTTGCCAGCGAAGGAGAACCATCGTGGCGAATTTGGCTGCGGTACCGGGAGCGTCAATCCGGACTCGCCTGTGACGAAACTCTTCGAGACGTCCATCAAACAGGCAATGCACTGCTTCACTCAGATCGGTGATGAGTAACTTTTTACATCACTAGCGCTATTGTATACGGGAGAAGCGAACCTTCTCTTGCCTGATTCCATGGGTGACTATGGGGTCAGTTCGAAACCCCCGTAGTACCGCAACTTTGCAATTTGCTTTACCAAGGAGAGAGCGTGGTGTGATCCAAACTTAAAATGGACACATATCACACCTATGACACTATTGCAAGAGAATGGTGTTCGCGCGATCATTAAACTCATTGAAATGAAAGGAAACAAAGCCATGGCACTGAACACGCCTGACAATGAAAAGGGCCAGCAAACGAACATGGGCCAAGCTCTGAGCGGCGCGCAACAGCGCTACGAGCAGCAGCAACAAGCCGGCGGGCAGCAAGCGGGTTATCAGCAACAACAAGCCCGTCAACCCCGCGCACGTTTGCAGGACTTCTGGGCAGCTACGCCGAACGCCATGTCGCGTTCGCCGGAAAGCGACATCATCGCTCAGCTGAACACGGCCCTCAAGGGTGAGTACGAGAAGGCGATCAGCCCCGCGTACAACGTCACCCTGATCCCGATCGACCTCGATCAAACCGACATGCTGGAAAAGTCGGCCATCGTCGTCGCCGTTCAAAACAAGCAACTGCCCGAGCTGGGCGTCGCGTATCACACGCTGATTCTCGAAGGCTCGAGCGAGCCGCTGCCCATCCAGAACGTGCGCATCGGCAACATCGAAGTCGAGAACTACCGTACCACGGGCGACGTCAACACGCCGGTCTACCAGGCCGAAGTGAAGAAGTGGGTCCAGCGCAACTTCCCGAGCCTGACGGCCGACCAGCTGCATCCGGTCGACGCGGAAGTCGTGAAGGCGGACTTCGACCTCGAAAACAAGAAGCGTCTGTACAATCTGGCGGCCAACGCGGCGCTGGCGTGCTCGACGGAACTCGCTCGTCTGGCCGGTAACACGGACATCGAGCTGGGCAACATCGAGCAGGACAGCACGCTGACGGTCCAGACGTCGTTCGGCAACGCACCGATCGAAGACATCCAGGGCGAACCGGTTCGCGCGGACGTGCAGATCGACTTCCGTATCGGCGGCGCGCCGGTGCCGAATCAGCCGGGCGTCACGAGCCGCGTGAAAACGCTCGCTCGCGTGTCGGGCTTCATGGATCTGGTGTGGGCGCCGGTGCAGCAGCAAGGCAACGC